CATCAGGTTTTGTTTCTACATCTAATTCCTCTCTGGTGTATTCAATAGCATAACTAAGTAAGTGTGCCTTAAATAGTGTTCCTGTATTCTTCCAACCATACTCCTGGAATACATTACTATTTGAACCTAAATCTTTTAGGAACATAATCTGACTCTTAGGTACTAGATATCTTTGTTTCTTTCTAGAGATCATATACTGTATAAAGAGAGATATGTTATTCTCTATTACTGTCCATGCATTATACCATTCTATTATTAACTCTAATCTTTGATGAGTTTTGTTTATATCATCAAACCTACCACACCAAGCAGCAACTATTTTGTCTTGTTCTATGTATGTTTCTGTTTCAGTACCTGTAACTTTACTTACTTGAATAGGAGCTTTCATTATATATATAGAACATAATGAGTCTGAAGTAGTTGTTTTTCCCTCAGATACGGGGTCAATAGAAGCATAGTAATTTCTAAATTCAGGATCTTTAATAGGTCTTTCCCATACTACAAGTACTCCTGTTTTATCTTCTAGTTTCTTAGGAACTGGAAACTCCATTATAGGTCTTTTATTTGTAGAAGTAACTACAGGTTTTCCATTTGCATCAGCTGAGATATCTAAGAACTCATATGCATATTCTTTTTCTTCTATTCTTCTTTCTTGTGCAGCTACTAAATGAGATGGGAATAGAGATACTGATCTATGATCAAATGCTTCTTTTATATTTCTAGGGTGCTGAGATATCCTTAACTGGTAATCTTCAGGACCTAGTTCTTTTTTCCATTTCTCAAATTGTTCATCAAGAGCTTTTAATGACTCCTCTACAAGTGAATTACCATAAGGATCTATATATGGTGGCATTGACCATTGTTCAGGAATAAACAAACCTGACATACCTTCTGTACCTTTATCATCCAATAGATTAGTTTCTACAGCATATATATCTTTTGATAAAGGATTAAGGATCATATCTCTCAATGGATTACATTGAGACAAATCTCCTACAGATCCTGCAGCAATAAATAAACCAGTAGTCATTAAACCAGATCTCATTGCTGGTCTCATGTACTCATATGTCTTATCCATCTTAGGAGCAATTCCTGCCTCCTCATGAAAGAAGTATTTAACTGGACCCCCAACACCATTTGTTGGATCTTTTTCAAAGGACATACCTTGTATGGTACCTTTAAGACCTACTTCTGCTTTTCTATCTCCTTTTCTAACCTCAATCTTTTGTTGCCACATCATTACCTTGTCTGGAGACATAGGTCTATACCATGCTGTATGTTCATTTAAGAAAGCAGCATATTCCTGTAAGAACTTCCAAGATCCTTTCTCATTGATATAATCTTTAAGACTTGCTCCTATCTTTAATGTAACCCCTGGTTCAAACCATTGTTGGTTTAATAACTTGGCCATATGATAATAAGAAGATGCTATCTGTCTTTTCTTAAGAATAGCTACATGTTTGTAGTTGAGTTCAGCCAATAGTTCATATAAGGCCATGTGGTACTGTGCATCCCTGATTTTAGCAAAGTCAAATACTTGTTGTTCTTTATCAAATATGGGCAAGAAGTTAAGCCACATGTAATAGTCTCTGGTAATGTACCATGCCTTCTCTCCGGACTTGAATATAACTCCTCTTCTACATCTAAGTTTTTGCTCATCCCAGTATGTGACAAAGTCTTTAGATCTGGGTATTGTAGCTGTGTATATTTTATCTTTTCTGAATCTGGTTGACTCAGCATTAAATAATTTACTTGTTTCATTAAACTCATATTTACCGGGTTCTTTAAATATGCTAAATACAAAATCTGATAACTCTTCTCTAGAACTAAAGTTTGTTATTGTCCAAGTTCCATTATCCCATGTAGGTATGTTTTCAAATATTTCCATTTAGTTTTTATTATGAATCATAGGCAAGACCCTGACCACCACGAACTTTACTTTGTTGTTCTTCTTGTAGATCTTTGTAAACACCTTTAAAGGATTGTCTAATACCATCAAAGTCTTTTGCTAGTGCTCTGATCTGAGCTATATTACCATCTTTACCATCTGTAATTTGTACAGTAGATAAGTAATTAGATATTCTATCAAGTGCTTTTTGCATACCACCATATGCTCTAGATGTAGGAGTTTCATACATTCTTTCACAAAATTGTAGAGCTATAAATATACTATCATCTTCTGTTGAGAAATCTGCATCTATTTGAGTCATTATTAAAGATTCTTTATCTATGTCTGGTGTATAGAAGAATGGATTCATATCCGGATTAGGACATGTCATGTAGAACAAATATTGATATATTTTTAAGTAATTATCCGGATACTCCTCCATTATATCTTTGAGAGCTTTCAGTGTATAACAATGTTCAGTAGGAATTACTACATTATTAGTTACTTCAAATAGTTTTATAATCATTTATTTTTTTTTAATTGGATTGTTTTTCATATGATGTATTACAGCTTGTACTTCATTTATAAGATAAGGTACAGGAATTACTGTAACTTCTTTTACTATTGGGTTTCCACTTTCATCTTTCTTACCTATTGGATAGCCCCAATTGTCTTCTTTTTCTATCTCAAATTTAACATGATGTATAAATATCTTTCCTGGTAAAAGTTTAGGATTATGCTTTAATATAATATACATATAAATACTGAGTTGTAGAGCATAGTGATTAAAATTACAATCATCTAAATTATTAACTGGTATCAACATCTTTTCTGTTATACCTTCCCAATTAGTAAACCCTTTCATTTTGATTTCCTTATTAGTCTTATAGTCAATAATATTTACTTTACCATTGACTACTTCAACTAAATCTGATTGGCCACATAAGCCTGCTGACTTAAGATAGACCATATGTTCTGGATACACGCCTGGTTCAAGTTTTTGAGATGGGGCAAATCTTACACCATGATTCTCACCAGATGGTTTAAATACAGGTACTGTAACTCCTTCTCTTTCTATGGATGCTAGAGAACAGATATCATCTTCTCTTTGATTGTGATACCATGTTCCTAGTGTAGTAGATCTATCAGCTTCATTAGTCCAGATTTGCTGGATAATTACTGGATCAATACCTGACCATTTAGATCCTTTCTTTTTACTAGATTTCTCAGCCATTTGTTTTGCATTAAATGGTTGTTTAAACGCACTTACTACTGTAGTTACACTTGTCCAATGTATAACCTCTTCAGGGTTTGCGCTTTTGTAGCTATGATCTTCAGCTGTAAATATTATACTCATAACTTCTCTAACTTATCTTCTTCTTCTTCAGTAACAATAGCTTCCCACTTACCTAATGGGCAGTCTGAAGATAATGATCTTGTTTTAAATCCAAGTGAACATCCACATTCATTACAACATGGAGCTGTACCTTTCACGGCACATTTCTTACCTTTGCTGGGACATTCATTACAAATAGAATATCTAAGAGTTGCTATCTCTTCTACTGTTTCATCACGGATTACACTATTGGTTATCCCCTCCAGGATCTGCTTCCTGTTGTTCCAGATTAGTTTTAATGTATTCTTCATTTTTTTTATTTTTAAAAGTTTCTTTTTTTAATACTTGTTCATCAATTTTTTGATCTAATTTCTCAAGACACTCCACTTTATCTTCAAGCATTTTTTTATTAAAGTATGCTTTAAAAGTTGAAGTGTCATGAGAATTTAAAATTTTCTTAAATCTTTGAATAGATTTTTTTACTAAACCAGGCCTAGCAACAAATTGACCTAATCCTTCAACATTGATTCTTGGATGAGTAAGATTTGTTAAATTATTTCTGACATTTTTATAATAAGCTTGTATTAAATCTTCTATAAAGTCACTAGAAACATTTAAGTCTTCTGATAGTTCTTTATATAATTGACTAGCTTTTTTAGGAATCATCTAGCAAGAAATTTATAGTCTAACAATATACTACCTTCAGTTTGAATTTGTAAACTAGGATTGATCATTATTACTTTTTTATTATTAGGATCTTTTATAACTAATGTGTTTTTTTCACATTTATTTATGCAGTTTCTTACAGTTTGTTCTGACTTAAAAATTACATGTTCATCAGAAGCCTCATAACAAAAATGTGATAATTCAATTGGGCCAATAGTACTAAGCAAAGTCAAGCACTCTAAATCAGAATCACTTACTATTAAACGGTTAATATAACAGTAGGTTAGTATCTGATATTTAATAATG